CTTTTTTGAAAACTCATACTCATCAGAGTCTCTAAGCTTGTCTCCATTATAATAACTATTATTAAATATTTTATCTTCTCTTACCTGGTCGTCAGAGTTTTCTTCTGTGAATTCTTCGGTGCTCATTCATAAAGATTATTTTATATTGAATTAAAGAGAGCGTCATAGTCGTCCTCAATTAAGTTTTCATTTACAAACGATGGAGAGGCATTAGTTATTTCAGAGTATTCTGATCTTAACTCATCTGCCATTCGACTCACTTCTTCATCGTCGCTATAGAATTCGCTGTTTTGTCCAACTTCTTCAGAAAGTCTAAAGTAGTCCTTATGCATAGTATAAAACTTGTAACTTTCTTCGTAACCGTTGTCTCTATTCGCAATCACTTTGATTTTCATTCTACTCTCTAATGGACTTCTCATAAGACCAAATAGAGCGTCAACTGTGTGGATTAGACCAAATGACTCAGCTACTGAATCCATACCCAAATCAAAGTTGTCAATGTCTTCTCTACGAATCTGAGTAGCACTAATAACACACCATTCATTTCGCATAGCAACACCTCTAAGTTCTTCAGAGATTGCTTTGATCTTTTCATATAGGCCGTTTTGAGTGTTGATTGGTTTAAGTAGGTTTAAGTAATCAACAACGATGACTTTAAATTTTCGATTCATCTTTTGTTCTAGTCGAACAAAATAATTCTCAATGTCGATTGCAGTTGCGCCACCGGTTGGAAATTCTTTGATAACAAGTTCACCAATAGTTTGACCTGAAGCCTTAAGTTCATTTATCTTTTTCTCAATTAGCTTAGCTGCATGTTCGTCTGTGATATTAGCATAATCTTCAGACTTGATGTTTAAAATATTTGAACCGATTCTTTTCATATAGGCACGATCAGCTAATTCTACCGTGACTAGTCCAGTTGCATTTCCAGTCAAGAATGATCGAGCTGCAATATTTCCAAGCACCATTGATTTTCCAACCTTTGGTCTACCTTGAAAAACAACTAGCGCTTTTGAATTCCAGCCACCACCCTGTACCTTATCTAAGAATGGAAATCCAGTAGGACTACCTGATTTAGAAATTTGGATATGGGATTCAGGGTTAAAGAAATTTAAACCAGTATCTGCGCTAGAAAAATTTAGAGCAAGCTTACTACTAATATCATTTCTGATTTTTTCAGAAATCTTATCAATATTTCCAGGATCAATTGGGGTAGTCTTTAAATAAGTAAGAAGATCAAATACTGTTAGGTTTAGATTTCTTAGAAGAATAAACGACCTAACGTACTTATAAAGATAATCATAATTGTATTCGGTCAAGTTAAAGGCATATAACTCATTAAACTCGTCATCATTTAGATTAACATGAGAAAGATCAAGGTAACTCTTTAATTCCTTTCGGTTTGGAATCTTTTCGTATTCTTTAAAAAACTTAACGGCTGCCTTAAATGACTCCTGTCGATCATCCTCATTAAAATAGCTAGGCTTCATCATTGTGATTAGCTCTTCTCTTCTTAACGAATCATGATTGGATGGACGTAGGTCATTTATGTCATTCTCAGAATTAAGAATAAAATTCCAAACCATCTTTTCAAGAGAGTCAATATTTTCTGTAAAATCAATCATTCGTTAAGTAAAAATAAGTTAATCCTTTTTTTGTAAAATAGATGAATTCTCCTTGAGTAGTAAGATATTCTTCGTTGATCATCGTCTTTAATGATTTAACTAAGTTTGTCTTAAAAGTTTCATCTTTTATCCTTTCACCAAAAACGTATTTTAGAGACTTGGATGAAAACTTTATGCCATCCGGGTCAATATCCTTGTCTTTGGAAGCAGCAACCCTTATAATGTACTGTAGGATCTCAAAAAGGAGGGTAAACTCATCGCTCAATCCCTCCTCATTATATAAGTTCAGATAATACTTTATCGGTAGATCAGAACGTAGATTCATCGTCATCGTTTAAATCATTAAGTTCACTTGTCTCTAATAGATCAATTTCATCTTGTGTTTCTGGGAATTTAAAGGTAGGCTTAATTACTTTTTCATCAAGTTCCAATAGTACGTCATGAGTAAATAATCGAGCTGAAAAAAATTCTTTGACTTGTACTAAATCACCATTGTGTCGAATAACATAATTTTTTCCAAGTTTCTTTGGTAGAAAATAGAATTTTTCTCCATCTACTTCAAATTCTGAACAGATTGATTGTTCGTCTGCTTTAAGCTTTGAAAACTCTTTTTCAGTCAATTTATTTCCTCGACCTACTCCACAATTTTCCCAACTAACAAACTGTTCAAGACCAACATATTGATTCATACCTTTATGGAAAGAGATATGGAATTCAATGTCGATTGGTTTAGCTAAACGATTCTTTCTAGTCTTGGACCTAACGATAATTCCAGTAGTGGTTTTGGCATCGTCTCTTAAGGTACCTTTACTCAACATCAAGATTATTGAAGCTGAAAACTCAGGACCACCACCACCAGACATTCCTTTAGGAGTGTATTGATCCATCGACGCATATGTGTGATTTGTAAAAATAAATGGAACTTTTAAGTTAGATAGTTCAAGAGTAAATGACTTGAATAGAGATCTCATCTCTTTAGAACGAAGTCCCATATCTGATGCATTTTTACCAGCATCCATGTCTCGCTTGCTCTTATCTGTATCCAACATTCCGACTGAATCTACAAAGATCGCAGCCTTTAATCCTGGATTTTCTCTCATCGTTTCGATAAAATCATTGATAAAGAACTTAACATCACTGATTAAACCCATACGAAGGTATTTTAATTTTTCTAGATCTACTCCAAACTTAGTGTAGTCAGACCGGTCAATTGCACCCTCAGTATCGATATAGAAAACGAAATAGTCTTTCTTTTGAAGTTCACGAACAGCATTTAAACAAAGAAATGTTTTACCTGCACCAGAGTCTCCAGCAATTCCAATACTTCGAGTGTTTGGATATCCTCCAAATACTGAACCTGAAATTTGTGCATTTAAAAGATAATTTCCAGTTGGAATATAATCATCAATGTCGGAGAATCCCATTAAGGTGACTTTGGACTTTACTTTCTTTTCTAATAGATCATTGAACTTATTAAAAGCATTAATTGCGTCATTTGTTGACTTTGCCATAATTAATTTGTTTTAATATATTCTACTAGAGAATGGGCAAAAGTTCTATTCAGAGATGTATGAAAGTAATAAAATAGAACAGGATAAGGCTAACGTATCGCATATCTCTCCTCTCATGACTCTGCTAAATCTTACTTTATCTATAGAGTGAAGCTTTGATTCGGGATTAAGAACTTTTGCTGTAAATCCGGACGGTTCATCGCTATAATTAGTTAGGTTGACTGCATAACACTTATAAGTCTTAGTAAAAGGAACAGTATGTTGGATTTGACCTAAATAAAAAATATCATTTACATCAATATCATTCAATCCAAGTTCATGGTCTATGCAATCTGATAGAGACTCATGATAGGTGTTAAATTCGTCTGGTTCAAGTGTAGTTGTGATGCATCGATGGTTTTCTCCATCCAATACATAATCGTGATATTTAGCTAAGTATAAGTTTTTTATTTGGCCGTTTTCATTAACGTCAAAAGGAAGCAAACATATTGCTTCCTTTGAGGATGAAATTCTTTTAAAGCTTCCCTTGTCTCCAGTGAAACTTAGAATCTTAAACTTATCGTCTGAATATTCTTCTTTTGAATTAAACTGATCATTCTTCATGGATCTCGGTGATATTTACAGTAGGTCCAGACTTGCTTCTCTGAGTTTTTAGTGGAACCACCATGTCTGAGATAGCTGACTGTATTACAGTTTTATTTATCGCTCGAAAAACGTAATCAGATAATTCACTTAAAAACTTTTCTTTGTCCTTAGCGTTACTATACATCATCTTTAGAAAATCCTGTTCAGGAAGATTCATAGTTACTTGAAGATCTATTTTACGCTCTTCTGAATTAAACATCTCAAACATATTAGTAGTAGGCTGAGCCTGTTGAAAATGTCGAGGCTGAGCATCACCATTTTGTTCTAAAGAATTTGGCGGC